CTGCTAATAGGGCACTTCCTCAACCTCTGAAAGACCTTGGTCTGAAGATCCACGGAAGTAACTTGTGTAATGAAATACACTTACCTACCTCTGCGGAACGAACTGCCGTATGTTGTTTGTCATCATTGAATTTGGAATACTATGAAGATTGGAAAGATACATCTATTGTTAGGGATCTCGTCCGTATGTTGGATAATGTCCTTCAGTACTTTACCGAGAATGCACCAGACTCTATCAGTCGTGCAAGATTCTCTGCCGAACGAGAACGTTCAATCGGATTGGGAGCAATGGGGTTCCACTCACTTCTCCAAAAGCATGGAGTTGCATGGGAATCCGAAACTGCCAGAGAGATCAACAAAGTTGTCTTCGAGAGGATCCAGTCCGAAGCAATTGCCGAAACTGAATTGCTTGCGACTGAACGAGGAGAATACCTTGATGGAGTTGGTTCTGGAAGACGGAACAGTCATCTCCTTGCCATCGCACCAAATGCTTCCAGTGGAGTTATCCTGTCAACCAGTCCCTCTATTGAACCAACCAAGGCGAATGCATATACCCACCGTACTCGCGCAGGGTCGTTCCTCGTAAAGAACCCATACCTGACTCAGTTGTTAGAAGATAAGGGTGAGAACAACGAGTCCAACTGGACAAGCATTATCACCAACAAAGGATCGGTACAACATTTGCCATTCCTTAACGAAGGTGAGAAGTCTATATATAAGACTGCCCAAGAGTTAGATCAGAAGTGGGTAGTAACACACGCGGCAGACCGTCAACCGTTTATATGTCAGGGTCAGTCGGTCAACGTATTCTTCCCTAGTGGTGCTGATAAGTCCTATGTGAATCAGGTACATATCAAAGCATGGAAGGAAGGATTAAAAGGATTATACTATCTCCGTACCGAAGCAAAGCAACGTGCAGAGAATGTATCCGAGAAAGTAGAACGTGTAGTTATGCAGGAAGATACTAGATCATTGGTCTATACTAAAGCAAACTGTCCGTACTGCGCACTGGCAATGGAAGAGTTGAAGTTACGCGGAATACCATTTGATAAGATTGATCTTAAAGAAGTAGGTAAGACAGCGGCAGAAGTTACTGGTCGCAAAGACGTAAGAACTGTACCACAGATATACATTGCAGGTAAGTATGTCGGTGGATACGAAGACTTAATGGAACACTTAAACAAACCAATAGAGACAAGCGAAGACGATGAATGTCGCGCTTGCGAAGGATAATCAATGGCATTACTAGACTTTAGTCAAACATATAAACCTTTCCTGTACCCTTGGGCAGTAGAGTTAACAAAGAAGCACGAAGAGATTCACTGGACAGAGGATGAGGCAGATTTATCTGAAGACATCCAAGATTGGAAACTTAAACTTAGCGAAGGTGAGAAGGAATTCATTACTCAGGTACTACGATTGTTCACACAGTCGGACGTACAGGTTGGTGAGAACTACCACGAGTTGATGATCCCTAAGTTCAAGAACAACGAGATACGCAATATGCTATCATCGTTTGCTAACCGTGAGGGCGTACACCAACGTGCGTATGCTCTACTGAATGATACCCTTGGTCTACCAGACGAAGAGCATTCGGCATTCATGGAATACACAGAGATGGCAGACAAGATTGACTTTATGAAAGAGGGTGACATTCACTCTCATACAGGACTGGCACTAGTACTCGCACAGTCTGTATTCAATGAAGGTATGTCTCTGTTCGCATCATTTGTTATGCTACTGAACTTCCAACGTTTCGGTAAGATGAAAGGTATGGGTACTATTGTTGAGTGGTCTATCCGTGATGAGACAATGCACGTCCAAGGCAATGCTAAGTTATACCGTGAGTTCTGCGAAGAGCATCCTCGTATCATCAATGACGAGTTGAAGTCTAAGATCTACGAGATGGCAAAGAATGCTGTTAAGTTAGAAGATCGATTCATTCACCTTGCGTATAAGTCTGGTGAGATTGAAGGACTATCCGAAGCAGATGTTAAGCAATACATTCGACACATTGCTGATCGTAGACTACTACAACTTGGTATGAAACCTAAGTTTGGTGTGAAGGACAATCCATTACCGTGGTTGGACTGGGTACTAAATGGCGCGTCACACGATAACTTCTTTGAGAAACGAGTTACTGAATACTCTGTAAATGGTATGGAAGGTGACTGGGGATGGGCAGAAGAAGTCTGTGCAATTGGCGACAAAGGATGTGCCGCATGATCTTATACGAAATAGAATGTCCTGTATGCGACATTAAAACTACCGTAGCAGTACACTACGAAGAAGACCGTCCTGCGTGTTGTCCTATGTGTGGACAAGATGACATCGACGCAGATTCCAGTGATGCAGATATTATATATAATGCATGACATGGAAATTATTTAACGAAGTATACAACCCCGATGAAGACGTACTCAAAGAGTACGTTGGATTCGTGTATCTGATTACCGAACTAGATACGAACAAGAAATATGTGGGCAAGAAGTTCTTCTGGTCTACTCGAAAACTACCCCCTCTTAAAGGTGCCAAGCGAAAGCGAACAGTCGTTAAACAATCTGATTGGCAGGACTACTACGGTTCGTCCGAACACCTGAAGGAAGCAGTAGAACAAAAAGGTGTCGAAGCATACCACCGAGAGATCCTACATCTCTGCAAGACCAAAGGCGAATGCTCCTATCTAGAAGCAAAGGAACAGTTTGATCGTGATGTGCTATTACGAGATGACTACTACAACGCATTCATTGGTTGTAAGATCCACGCCAAACATCTCCCCAAGTCTCTACAACCTTTCATAGAGAGACCACCTAGTAGTACTTGGAAACGAGAACTTTTTCCTTAATGTTACCCTAACATTATAAATACATTAAACCCAATACGAAAGTATAACCGCAATGCCTATAATTCTTATCGCTATGTTATTAGTTGTTTTATCAAGTGGGTGTACCACTAACACCTACAGTACTTGGTCAGAGAGCGAACAGAACAAATACAAATACTTTCTAAGTTTGCAAGCATTGGACTCGTTGCAAACTTATAAAGGATTAAAGTGTACCAGTGATAAGACTCTTACCGAGTGTCTAGAGGAACAAAATCCTCTGTATGGGAAGAATCCCTCCCTCGAAAGAATTGTAGGGATTAAACTATTGTCGAATCTGTTAATATATGCCGCACTTACTAACGAATCAGACTTAATGTCTCGTAATAATACCCTTAATATTATGAATACTGGGATTACGTTAGTAGTGATTAATAACCAGATCGTAATTAATAGAGCGTTTTAATGACCAAATAGTCTAAAGGAGTCACCGGAAAGACTTGCTTTAATTACAATAGTATAGTATAATAGGTACTTAATTAATTGAGAAAGAAATAAAATATGAGTCTATACGAACTATCCGATACCAACTTTGATAACTACCAAAACTACATTCTAGACAATGCTGATCAATCTGAGGTCACCATCTGTAATGGAGATACACTCTTGGAGGCGGCAGAAGATTCGTACCTCCTAGAAGAGTTCCTTCAATCCTCCTCGTTTGTGACCGAATAGTTTGAATGAGTCACCGAAAGTACTTGCTTTAATTACAATACTAGGGTATAATACTTGTATTGAATTGATTGAGAGAAATAAATTATGAAGAACTTACCTACTGTCTGCGGTTACTTAGGAGCGATCCTAATGGCAATCTTTGCCTTTCACATGAACCCTGTCATTGCTATAGTAGGTCTGTGTCTGTTGTCTGTTCAAAGTTTCAATGCTCGACTGTGGAACCTAGTAGCACTAAACTTTGTTAGTGTCTGTGGATTCATTACTCAACTGATCTAAGGAAATATATTATGATGAAAGCAAAAGATTTATATGAAGCGAAGTGTAAAGCAATCGAGTACTTCAAAGTCCCCAAGAGCAAGAAGAACCTTGTTGCAGTGGAACCGGGATACGAAGACGATGGAATTTGTGTAGGGTGGTTCGCATTCTACAACCAAAAGAAAGTCGCAATTATGAGGGAGTACTTAGTATGAGAGCATTACTTGGATTGTTTTTAATTATGGGTGCCGTTGGTAGTCAAGACTATGCAATCGAAGCAGGTGAGGTTGCTCCGTCTTTGTGGTTGACTGTTGGGTACTGTGTTGCAGGTTTCACCTTAGTGTATTATGGACTAAGAAAGCATATCGTTATAGCAAAATAGTCTAACTAAACAGTTGACTTCTTGTTATGATTATGAGATAATAGTTGTACAGATTGAGAAAGACCTTTGTTAATTATTGAGAGAGAGATATAGTATGAATGATTTAATTGCGATGTACGAAGAACAGGGTCTTACCCTTGTACTAGACGAAGAAAGAAATATTGCTCGTTGTGACCGTCCTGCTCCACGAAGTCGTTTAGGTTTCAAGAGCGAGTTTCACACTCGTTACCAAAGTGTTGAGCGTATGATTCTAGTATGTACTCAGTTCATCGAAAACCGTATTGCCAATCAGAAAGCGAAAGAAGAATATAAGATCGCTCAGAAGATAAAGAAAGTTGCTCTTGCCGCAGATGTTAAAGTCGGTGACTTGTTCGTTGACAGTTGGGGTTATGAACAAACCAATGTTGATGCTTACCAAGTTGTTGCTAAACCTAGTGCGACTACTGTAATCGTTCGTGAGATTGGTTATGCTACTGTCAAAGATTCTGAAGGTTATGACTGTGAGAATGTTCGTCTTGTTCCTAACTCTTTCAAGGGTGAAGAGATGACCAAGAGATTAAACAACTACGGTGGTTTCAAGACGTACAGTCACTCTAGTGCTTCAAAGACTACTGCTGATGCTACTCATTACCGTTCGTGGTACTACTAGGAAACCCTTTCGACCAGTCCGAATATTGCTATGAATTGCTATGAGACTGGATATTTCCCCCCTTAATCGGGGGGGTTTTTTTAACACAAGTAGGTTGCATAATGGGAACGAAGACTATTAAAGTTGAAACCAAAGAACAGGCAGAACAAGAGTGGGTTGGGATGCCTGAGTTCGTTCAACCAAAAAAGGAAGAGTATTCTAAAATCATTTTCCGATTCGAGAATGAAGAAGACCTTCAAGAGTTTGCTGAGTTGATTGGGCAGAAACTATCGTATCGTACTAAGTCAAGTTGGTATCCTTTTAAACCTCATCGTAGGGAAAAGAAAAACGTCTACCGTTCTGATTCAATAGACTTGTTTGGGTTAGAAGATGAATCCTAGATATCCAGTCTACATCGTATCTAAGGGTAGATGGAAAAACGGAATAACCACCAAGATACTCAATGTTATGGGGGTGCCTCATTATATTGTGGTCGAAGAATCTGAGTATGAACTGTACAAGGCAGAAGTCGATGCAGAACTTTTAATCTTACCACAATCATACCTAGATGATTACGAGACCTTTGATGACCAAGGTGATACCAAGAGCAAAGGCCCGGGTGCCGCCCGTAACTTTGCCCAAGACCATTCCAAAGATTTCAAACGGCATTGGGTTATGGATGATAATCTACAGCATTTCGAATACTTAAATCGTAATGATAAGATCAAGGTAGAGTGTGGTTCGACCTTACGGGCCGCAGAAGACTTTGTTGATAGATATTCTAATGTTCCGGTATCAGGATTAAACTACTCATCGTTCTGTAAGAAGACTGACCCAGTACCACCCTTTATAGTCAACACACGAATATATTCTTGCCTATTGATAGAAAACTCATGGGGATATAAATGGAGAGGTAGATACAATGAAGATACCGACTTATCTCTTCGAGTACTTAAAGATGGAAATTGTACCATTCAGTTCAATGCATTCTTATGTGATAAGGTAACTACCCAACGTATGAAGGGTGGTAATACTAAAGAATTCTATGCAGGTGAAGGAACTTTACCCAAATCACAAATGATCGTGGATATGCACCCAGATGTGTCTGAGATCGTATGGAAGTTTAATCGGTGGCATCATAAATGTGACTACAAGAAGTTCAAAGGCAATGCCTTAATAAAGATAGATGATACAGATTATGAGAAGATTAATAACTATGGGTTAACCTTAAAAGAGATAAATTAAACTTTGTATAAGTAGGTGTACAAACTCTTAAAACCCTATATACTATTAGAAACAGGAATTATTTAATGGCACATTACCGAACTTACGAGGTCTTCGAAGTCTTTGACCTCTTCACCAAAACAACTAATAACGCAGAACGTGTTGCGTTGTTACAAAAACACGACACTCCTGCCTTGCGAGATGTCCTGCGCGGAACCTTCGATGATCGACTTGTGTGGATCTTGCCTGAAGGAACGCCCCCCTATACCCCGAATCGTCCAGAGTCATCTCCGCAAAGTCTCCATAAAGCACATAAAGAATTTGGATACTATGTCAAAGGTGGTTATGGTAATAACATGAACTCCATGAAGAGAGAATCCATGTTTATGCGTATGCTCGAAAGTGTACACCCTTCCGATGCAAATATAATTTTGTCTATGGTCGCTAAGAAAAGACCAGTGAAATACCTCAACAAGAAACTAACTCAGGAGACTTTCCCTAACTTAATACCGTAGAACCTTAAATCCACTTAACCGTAATAGAAAGAGAGGTGTTGATGTCGAAGAACCAAATAGATCGATTGAAGAAGGACAACAAAGAACTAGGTCATTACATTGCTAAACTTCATAAGAAGGGCAAAACAGACTTAGCATATAAGATGTCCAAGAAGCAAGACTTTTTAAATCAAACTATTGCAGATACTCTGCAAATGACTCAATAGGAAGGTGATCCATATCTCTTCACTCCCCCTCACAAGGGGGGTGTCGTATGGACAGTTAGGACAAATATTATGCCATTATATGACTTTAGAAACATAGATACCGATGAGATTACCGAAGCAGTAGTATCCATTGCAAACTATGATCAATACCTCATCGATAACCCCCATCTAGTAAGGACGTTCACCAAGGCACCTATGTTGGTGTCAGGTAGTAAGTCTGCTCTGAGTATGGCGGGATCGGGACACCGTGAACTACTACAACGAATCAAAGACGGTTCGGGAGAAGGGAATACTATTAAGACATGAAACCAAAACTCGCGCATAAACCTAAGTTGCTACGCATAGATGATCTACTTACCGTAGATCCAATGACAACAGGACAGGAAGAAGTATTTAAAGGATACAAGTCTGGGGATCACATTGTGATGTCTGGTAGTGCAGGAACAGGTAAGACGTTCACTGCTCTTTATCTGGCACTCGAAGAAGTGTTGGATAGAGGTAATCAATATTCACAGGTTGTTGTGTGTAGGTCAATCGTACCTACAAGAGAGATCGGATTCCTTCCGGGAACATTGGAAGAGAAGATGGATGCGTACACCGCACCCTACAAAACAATTTGTGCTGAGTTGTTTGATGACAGCGAAGCATACTCGAAACTTGCAGAGAATGGAAGTATAGAGTTTATTAGTACATCTCACATCCGTGGTACCACTATCAATGATGCGGTAATCGTGGTAGATGAGATGCAGAACTTGACATTCCATGAGTTAGATAGTATAATAACTCGTGTAGGTCAGAACTGTAAGATCATATTCTGTGGAGACTACTATCAGTCTGACTTCGTTAAAGACGGAGACAAGAAGGGTATCATCCGTTTCATGGACATTCTTGAGATGATGAAAGGTTTCACAGTAGTTGAATTTACTTGGAAAGATATTGTACGTTCGGACTTCGTGCGAGACTATATAATGACTAAGGAAATGATTGGAGATAAAGACGATGCTCGTAGACCAAATGGAGAAAGGTTTAAAGCAGTTGATTCTTCTCCGTACCAACATAACAGAGGAATACCGGAGTTACTCAAGGGGTAAATATGCCAACTAAATTTAAAGAGAGCAGTGTGATTCGTGCGAAGGGATCTGGTAAGAAATCAGTTCAACACTTCTACATGAAGGACACACCGACTCAAGTATTAGAAGAAGCACTTGAACGTGCAATACCTAAGATGAAGCAGAAGATCAACAATGAGTTGGTCAAGCGGAGTAATGCGTAATGCAATACCCTGCCTACGATCCTGATGGTAACATTGTTCGTAATGCCACCTATAATGTCGAAGCGGTAAAGAGGCGTTATAACGCTTGGCATACCTACGAAGAAGAAGCACTCGCATTGGGTTGTATCTCTCACGAGAAGATCGTAGAGGTAATGAATGCTCTACCAGATATTGACCAACGAACAGACAAAGCAGACATTGGTTGTGGTACTGGACTTGTTGCCAAAGCATGGCGAAGACAAGACATGGTTGGATATGATGTGTCTATTGGTCAGGTAGAAATTGCACGAGCGAGTGGAAGATATGCTCGTGTGTCAGAACTTAATATCAATGA